AACCAGCGTAGGTGTAACCAACGGATTTACAGTCCGTCCCCTTTAGCCACTCGGGCACCCCTCCTAGATAACTTCCCCTGCTACTCTATCAGGAAAGGTTCTATGATATTTGTATCTTAACCCAACCTCACGACCATAGGCTTCTATCTCCCATGGATGATCATAATAATCTTCATCTCTATCAGCAATTAATGTTCCATGCCACTGACTCTTATGATAGTTATCACTCTCTTGTAATTCATTACGAACATACTGCTTTAGATGCACCATCTCATGCGCGAGTGATGATAGAACTTCAGAGGTAAGACCTCTTTGTAATTCTATTCTAAAGTTTCTTTGATTAGTGCCTTCATCTAATGATTCGCAGTAACCTAGTGCACTGCTATCTAACTTCTTCTTTAACGCAATCTCAATATTTAACTGATCAATTTCTTCGTCAGTCAGCAGCTGAGTAGCAAAGAAGTAACAAGCTCTCTCAAGCTCCTCCTTGCTTTTCCCATTAACTGCTGTGTCAAAGACTACAATCATGCTACTTGAGTATACAGCAGACTAAAGAAGCGTGGAGTGTGTCCAAAAAATCCAGAACCACCATTCAAACTCTTACATAGTCTTTTCACTAAAACTTCATTCATGCTCTTAAAGATAATCATATTACTTTTAATTTCTAGAATAGCAAACTCATTACCAAACGTCTTAATCTTATACATCATGAAAACTTAACTCCAGAAAAATCCTTACGACCAACCTTCTTAGTAACAAACCTCATTTTTTGTTCTTCATCATAGCGTTCACCAAACGACGAATTGTCCATAACAGGCTTGTCACTATGCTTTGTCTTGGGTCCATCTAGGATATCCTTTTGGGCTGATTGTTCAACATCATAAAACTTCATCTTGGCTTTGTTAACACCAATGACAAACTTACGATTGCTAGAGGGATCATCATAACGATTCTTAAGCTGCTTAACTAGAATCTGATTCAAACCCTCTAAGTCTTCTGTAGAAATTAGAGCAAACATAAAGTCAGCAGTGGCAGGTAGAGCAAACGATTCAGAGGTGTTATCAAGACCAACGTCTGAAGAGTTATAGGCATCGCGATTACTTTGCGTAGCTGATATGATAGGAACATCAAACTCAACAGCAAGACCACGTAGTTCTTCAGCAATGGCTTTAATGTACATGTAGCTGTTAACTGCACCGCCCATCTTCATACGAGCAGAAGAACAGATGTTTAGATAGTCAACATAGATTACATCAGGCTTGAATGACTTCTTAATGCGTAGCTCTTGTAGTAGATGGCGGAAGTGCGCAGAGCCAGCAGCAGCTGTAGGATATTCTTTTACAATAAGCTTACCCTTAGTGCCACCCTTAATGCGTACCATCTTCTTATCATAAGCATCTTTAGGCAGTTCCTTTAAGTCATCAATGGTAACATCCATAAGATTTGCATCAATACGTTCAGCAATACGTTCTTCCGACATTTCCATAGTTAGATAAAGAACATTCTTACCTAGTGTAAGATGATGAGCAGCACAGTGCGTCATGAACATCGTCTTACCAACACCAGTAGATGCTAGAATGATATTAAGAGTTTTCTTTGATAGACCACCCTTAGTAATCTTATTGAAGTATTCTAGATCAAACTGAAGCTTTTCTTCTCTCACATGATAATAGTCATAACGACTATCAGCATCTTCAATAAAGTCATGGCCAATATTAGTATCAAAAGAAACGGAAAGAGCTTCAGTAAGAATTTCAGGAATAGATCCAGTGCCTCGCTTCTTATCTTTCTTATCAATGATCTTGATTGAATCCATGATAGCGTTGTAGACAGCCTTCTCTTGGCAGAACTTCTCAGTCTGATCACACAACCAATCAACAGATGTTTTAAGATCAGCCTCTAGCTTAGTGATAAGTTCACCGCAACTCTTGAAGTCATCTTCTGAGATGTTATCAAGAGACTGAAGCTTTGTGTTGAGTGCCTCTTTAGAAGGAACAACGTTATAGGTCTTAATATAACCGTCAATCAATTCAAATAGAATTTTATTAGTTCTAGTTTGAAAGTATTCATTCTTAAGAAACGGAATAACCTTCCTACTATACTCTTCGTTGAAGAGCAAGTGAGAAAAGATGATTTCTTCTAGCATTAGTCCTCGCCATAGATGTCGTTAAGTTCTTGATCAGACATGATGCTACCAGTCGCCATCATGTATTTATTTTCAATAAAGGTTCTGAACGTCTTAGATTTAAGAATAGGTAGCCAGAAGTCCTTGGTGTAAGTATCATCTTGGCGATAATTCTTTTCAGCAATCTCACCAGTTTCCATATCAACCTTTTGATACCAACCATTCTTTGGCTTGATAACATGACCAGACTCTAGTGCTACATCAAGCAAACCAGACCAAGGACTAATACCACCATCAAACGAAACCTCAATCGGGATCTTAGACTTTTCCTTAAGGAAGCGAGACTTCTCAACGTTAATGATAAAGCTGTAACCAGTTACCTCTTTAGCATCTTCTTTATTATCTTTTTCCTGATGACGACCAATGATATAAATGTTATCAGCAGAGTAATATGCACCAGTACCACCACCAACGATGTCTTTAGGGAACATACCAATTTCTTTGTAGGTGTGATTGACAACAATAAGTGGAATGTTTTTTAGCTTAAGATGCGGTGTAACAATACGGAACACGGACTTCAACTTCTTGGCGCGAGTCATATCATCAACGCTCTTACCATCAAGAGCATCTTGAGCTTCCTTCTTAGAAGCAAGATTACCTACAGAGTCAATAACAACAATAACTTTATCACCACGATTGATGCTGTCTAATTGTGCTGTTATATCAAACTTAAGTTGTTCAATATCAGTAACAGGCGTATGTAGTACACGTGCAGTGTCAATACCAAACGTCTTAAAATATGCTTGAGGCGCACCAAACTCTGAGTCATAGAACAACAGTGCGGCATCAGGATACTTGTCCATATATGCCTTGACCACCATAAGCGAGAACGCAGTCTTAAAGTGCTTGCTTGGTCCCGCAAACATTGTAATACCAGGAACTAATCCACCATCAAGACGACCTGACAATGCTACATTAAGCATCGGCACTGCTGTGGGAACCATATCCTCTTTTCCAAACAACTTAGAATCAGAAAGAATATCTGAATCCTTAATCGTTGAAGTCTTCATTAGTTTTTGTAAAATGCTCATAATATCTCCTTATACACTCATCAACTATAATACTCTAATTTCTAAATAAGTCAATCTATTTTCCAGCAATGTTGTTTAATTTTATTCTGAACTCCTCAATCTTCGCTCTACGATTTGGCCAGTGGATATACTCTTTAGTGTCAGCATCCTTAGCAAGATTATTAAGCAAGGGAGTGATAGCCTTTAGTAGATTGTCTATCCTTTTCTGATGTTCTTCTAGTGTGTTGCTGAATACTTGTTCAGCTTCATCTATAGACTGCTGCTTAACCTGCAAGTCTTGTACGACAGGAGCAACGATTTGATCAGATGTTGTTGCTGTAAAACCAAAATCAAAATCATCTACCTCCACTACTACTTTATTCATGAGAAGAATCCTTCTAATGTTGCGCGTTTCTCTGGTGACCAACCGATAACATCTAAGATAATGCTGAGAGGATCAAGGAATGACTTATCAAACTGTAAATCATAATCAATATAACTGTCAAGATTAAACTCTTTAGGAAGTATGCCTGGAACAGATATAATGTTTTCTCTTAAAGAGTTAGGTGTCTTCAGATAACAGAACTTAACCTTCTCACCTTCTTGAATTAGCGGATACTTATTAGTTAGATCATAGCTACTTAGTAGATGGTTGTATAGTAAAGCTCCGCGAACATGTATAGGAGTGCCAGCTTTATAGATAGTGTTCTTATCACCATAACCTTCTTTACCATAACCGAGACCACGGCATCCTCTTGGGAATGCTATGTCTTGGAATGGTAGCTCTCTAAACTTGATACGCAGATTAGCAATATACTTTTGTACTGTTTGTTCATCTGTTTTCATAATAAGCTTTAGAGCATCAGTGATATACTCACGACAAGCAGCAGGTGTTGAAGACTTAACAGCTTCAATACCCATCATCTTAAGATGTGGCTCACTGTAACGCACACCTTCATTATCATAAACATTTAGGATGTAACGCTTCTTAGCAGTCCAGATACCTTTGTTAGCAATAGACTCACGCTTCATCTTCATAAAGTTAGTGTAAGCATTAGTGTGGTTGGCTAACTCTTGGAAGCACTCATCAATATAAGGTTCAAGTTTCTTCTCGCAAATCTTATCAACAAAGTCAACAGTTTCTTCTATGCTCTTTTCAGGAGCAACCTTCTTAACCAGAGGACCAAGATTAACATAGTTAGAATCCGTATCTACAGCAATAATATAATCCTTATTACCCGTTTTTAGTACACCATTGAGATATTCATTAAGGTTGCCTTCAATCCAACGAATAACAAACTGGCCAGTCAATGTAATAGCTTCAGCAAAATCAATAGAGAAGTATCTGAAGTATTTATTACCTAAAGCACCATAAAGAGAGTTTAGTAGGATCTTACGAGCCAGCTGCATATTATTACAACGAGCAATCTCATTGTATAACTTCTGAGTAGGTTCTTTCTCATATGCCTTCTTGGCGGCAATCATCTTCTTCTTATACAGCTTACGTTCTTCAATCATCTTCTCAACAAGAGCAGGGAATGCACCCTTTATACTTCTATCCCACAAACAAGAGTTGGCAGTGATAGCGTAGTTACCATCCTTCATCTTCTTCTGAATAGTATCATCGGTAAGAACACCAGCAAGTAGTTCATCAACGCTGAACTTATTATCAATACTACCAGCGAAAGTTTCAGGTGAGATATTGTATTGAACAATCAGTGACGGATACAGTGAGTTAATATCAAACGATACCACCCAGTCATGGATACCAACTTTAGGATCCTTAACATACGCACCAGCAAACTGATCAGCCTTGGCACTAGTCTTACGTGGAGGAATGACAACCTTGTTAGCAAGCAGGTAGTTGTGAATGATAACATCCCATGTCTTAACAGGACTGAATACATCATAAAAGGTAATCTTAGCATCATAAGCAATAGTCAATACTTGATCAATAAAGTTCAGCTTCTTATCTAGCTTATCAACCAGCTGAACGTCACGAATGTTATACTCAATAAACTTCTGAAAGTTCTTCTTGTATAAATCAAACAGGCTATCATACTCTGAGTAATCAGTCTTACCTTCACCAATCTCAACAGAGCAGATGTGATCAAGACGATAGGACTCTCGATTAGTATAGGTGTACTTCTTATACAGTTCAAGATAGTCGAGCACGCAGATGCCACGAAGATTGTAAACAGTGCGTGTCTTATTCATAACAGTCACTTGGTTGTCATGAACAATATTCCAAGGTGATAGACGCTTGACATAATCACTACCAAGAATCTTAGTGATACGGTTTACGAGGTATGGAATATCAAAGAACTCAATGCTCCAACCAGTAACAACATCAAGATCATACTGCTGCCAAAGGTCAACGAACTTAGCAAGTAACTGGAACTCATCCTTACACTTAATATAGGCAACATTAGGATCAGTGTTAACAAAGTCACCGCAACCCAGTACGCAAACTCTATCCTTGACCTTCAACGAAATAGCAGTTACAACCTTGTCAGCCTTATCAGGATCGGGGAACCCTGTATCAGACTCAACTTCAATATCCAGTGTGCCAATGTTCAGCTGTTCTTTATCATAACGAATTTCGTTGGGATACTCTTCATTCAAATAACAATAAAGGAAGTTGTCAAGACCACTGATGTTCATATTAGAAACACCATCATAGGTCTCAACAAATTCCTTCGCTTCTTTAATAGAACCAAATTGAATCTTGTCAACAGGATTACCTGTCAACGTTTTGTATTCAGCATTTTCTTTCTTAGAGGAAACAAATAAGAAGGGAGAGTACTCAACCTTCTGCTTAAAACGACGACCACCATCTATACCGCGAACAAAGATATGGTTACCCATCTGGAATGCATTAGTGTAAAAATTCATCTATCCCCACTGGCTCATTACAACATACAGTATACTATAAAACGTTTAATTAGTAAAGACTTAATTGCGCATCCTGTGTCTTTTGTAGGTAATCATTCAACTTCTGAAAGTATCCACGATTACGCAATTCTTTAAAGATAAGATTCTCATTGCTGAACTCGCCTGATTGATGAATACCAGCTGAACGCATTTCTCTAAACTTTTCTTTTAATTTCTTAATTTCAGCAACATGATCACCTGGCTCCGATAGAACAGTTTCTATCATGGTAATATATTCTTGTATTTTTGCTTTCAAAGCAGTATCATTTGCAAAGTCAGGGTGTTTCTCTATGTTAGGTTTACTAATCCATTTCTTTTTCATCAAAGAATAAACACCTTGATGAGAAGCAACAGGATCTCTGTAATTTTGTGCATATAATTCTACAGGATAACCCATTACAGTTAATGCGGGATGTTTATACGCCCAAAGCATCTTCTTGTCGATAAGATAGTCGGCTAAAAACTCTTTATCGTGAGGTATTTTCGACATGTCCATACAAACGTGAACGTCTAGGTCTGAATATGGTGTGTAGTTAAAGTTAGCATTACCACCAGTTAAAACTATATCTCTAATAGAGTTGTCAGGAATATTGGCAAACTCAGCCCAAAGATGACCAATATAAAGCAGCCTTTCTTGAATCTTTGGGATCATTTCCTCACCATCCCAGATTAGCTTGTTTAGAGTGTCATGATATTGTAGCGTTAATGCTAACTCTTCTCGAACGAAACTTCTAAACTTGTTCATGATAACTCCTTATTGGTTCACCTGTATTTATAAATATTAGAGTTAATACTAAAACGGAGAATGATATGTCATTAGTTGATCTACAAAA